GATGTGTCTGCTGGTAATGCTGATCCTGCTGGTGGTTCTACTGGTAATGCTGATGCTGGTGGTGTAGGTGTAGGTGTAGGTGAAGGTGTATTGGCTGGATTTGCTATAACTGCCTGCTTACCGTCATTAGAAATCTTATTTCCAGTTATTGGATCTACTGCTCCTGGGATTTTGAGATTAAAAAACCCTGTTTGCATGGTTTTTATTTGTTCATCAGTTAGACCATCATCAGCATAATTTTTTGGGTTTTTAAAAACAGCTGCTCTTTCGTTATTAAATCCTCTAGCTCCTTGTGGTTCTGAGTAGAATATTTTATTTATTTCAGTATCTGGTAAACTAGATTTTCCTCCTAATTTGCGTATATTGTTCGTACGCTTTGTCAGTTCAGGAAGATTAGTTATTTTCCAATCATTATTAGCTCCAACTTCTGCTAATTTGGTGGAACCAAAAAGGCCATCAACAAGTAATTCTGCCTTACCATTGATTGTATTAACTTCCAATCTTACAGGGAGACCATAAAATGATGTTTTAGTTGATATCTTAGCCATCAGAATATTTTTAAGTATTTATCTTGAAATTTTGATATGGAATTGATCTGGTATCATTTAGTTCAAGTGGGTAGATGACGTGTAGATTGCTTTGAACTTCATCCCATGTATAATTTCTGAATGGGTTTTGACCTGTTGCTGCCCAATGATAGTTGATGCCTTTGAATCCCCACTCTAAGACATCAATACAAGCAATTAAAGGGAACTCATCATATTGAATCCTAGGTGTCTTGGGAGTATAGATGAAGGTATAATATCTACCAACATCAGGAACAACCTCAACTTCAGGCAGAGCACCTAACAACGCAAGCATCCTATCATCAGGAGTTAGTTCATTGATAATGTCATCAACCACATACTCTAATCTATTTGTGTCGTTTTTTAGATACTCTTCCTGTTCCATATGGTTTGATACCCAATTGGTCTTCTGTGATTATCATAAACTCAACACCATTATCAAGAGCAAACTCTCTAGCAGCACCCCACTTAGCCTGATTGACTGCATAGGTAGTCACTTCATTGATGTATGTCTTGGTTGTCCTAGAGGGTTTCTTTGGTTCAAGAGTTTGCCTCTTTGGTTTTACTTCAACGATATACTTTTTAATTTTGCCACTAGTTTCTTTAACTTCAATCAGATAGTCAGGATAATATCTATGAACCCTTCCATCCTTAGGTGATAGATATGGGATTGAAAACTCTTCACTAGCCCACTTCAAGATATTATCATTATGATCACACCACTTACAAAAGATGCGCTCCCAAGAGGAACGGCATACTATATTGTTAGAGTCACCCTGATATTTTTCAGGATAAGTCGGTTTATAGACTGACTTTATAGCTGCCGCCATACATAGTAATAGTAATCACGCCTATTTATAGATGGCAGGACCAAAACCAAATAGTATAGGTACTTCAGAATTGAAGAGCAGGATCATGAATCTTGCTCAAACCTCAGTCTATCAGGTGAAAATTCAACCACCTAGTGCTGTTGATAAAGCAATGGGAGGTGTGTATCAGAAGTATGGTAGAGATATTGATCTTCTATGCAGTGATACAACACTTCCTGGTAGTTCTTTAGCAACTCATGATGTTACTTCAGACTATATGGGTGTGTCTGAGAAGATGGCTTATAGAAGGATATATGATAATAATATAGACATGACGTTCTATGTTGATAAGAATTATAATGTGATAGAATTTTTTGATGGATGGATTGATTTCATCTCTGGTATGGGACAGGGAGGAAGATCTTATAATGGTTACAATAATGTTAGTGCTGGATACAGAATGTCGTATCCAAGAAGTTATAAGACAAGTATCTATGTCTCTAAATTTGAGAAGGATGCCTCTAATAAGGCATTGTATTATAATTTCATTGATGCATTTCCAATCGCAATGAATGCAATACCAGTTTCTTATTCTGCTAGTGATATACTAAAAGTCAGTGTTTCATTTTCTTATGTGAGGTACACATTGACTAAGGCATCTGGTATTAAGAATCCATATGATCCAAACAATTCAACCCCAATACCCTTTGAAACTGGTATAAATAATCCTCTCAATATTGCAGAATTTGATGGTTTTGGTTTTAATCAAGATTTTTGGAGGGATCCCATAGCATTTAGTGTTGACTTTAATTCTGGTATTGATCTGGGACTTGATCTTCCTAGAATTCCTACCTTTCTACAGTAGAGATAAATATTCACACTGAAATAATCATTAGGTTGTTATGCCCTTACCAACAATTGCTACTCCAATTTATGAGTTGGAACTGCCTTCTACAAAAAAGTCAATTAAGTATAGGCCATTCCTAGTAAAGGAAGAGAAGTTATTGGTCCTTGCCTTAGAGAGTGAAGACACAAAACAGATTACAAATGCAATGACTGCAGTAATCAAGAGTTGTATTTTAACTAAGGGGATTAAGGTGGAGACACTTCCCACTTTTGATATTGAGTATCTCTTTTTAAATATTAGAGGCAAGTCTGTTGGGGAAGAAGTTGAATTGAATATCATTGCACCTGATGATGGCACTACTGAGATTCCAATCAAGATTAATCTTGATGATATCAAAGTTATTGAGGATGAAACTCATACAAAACAAATTAAACTTGATGAGACATTGATGATGGAGATGAAATATCCTTCACTAGATCAGTTTATTAAAAACAACTTTGACTTTAATAATCAATCAAATGTTGATCAATCATTTGAATTAATTGGTACATGTATTGATAAGATTTATAGTGAGGATGATGTTTGGGCAACTGCAGATTTTTCTAAAGAAGAAGTAACAGATTTTCTTGGACAGATGAATTCTCTTCAGTTCAAAGAGATTGAGAAGTTCTTTAACACTATGCCTAAACTTTCACATACAGTTAAGGTTACTAACCCCACAACAAAGAAGAAAAGTGAAGTAGTGCTTGAGGGATTATCAAGTTTTTTCGCATAGGCATGATCCATATGGATCTTGAGGGATATTATAAACTCAATTTTGCCCTGATGCAGTACCATAAATATTCATTAACTGAGATTGAAAATCTTATCCCTTGGGAGAGAGATGTTTATGTAAATCTTCTACAACAACACCTAGAAGATGAAGAGCAAAAAATGAAGGCAAGGAATGGCTAGGAGAATCCAAAGAAAAGGTCCATCTGGTAAGAAGGCTGCTGCTGAAAAGCTCATCAAGGAACTTCAAGACGCCAAGAAATCTGAGGATGTTCCAGCAGGTTTAGACGCACTGATTGATTCTATTCAAAATGCATCCTCTGATGAATCTGGAGATTCTTCTGCCCTTGCACTTATTCCTAAAGTAGATGATACAGAAGAAGAGTTAGTTTCTGAAGAAGTTGATGAGAGAATACTGACTCTCTTAGGTCAACAAGATGTAAATGATATTGACTATGGTACATATAAAACTCTTTTAAAAGAGAAGATGATGGCTGCTAGGATGGCAGACAGCAAAATTCCTACAGAAGAAACAGAATTACTGACTGATGAATATAAAAGAGTAAAGACAAAGACTGGTAGATTTAAAGTTAAGAAAAAGAAAGTTAATAAAGATAGTTTCTTCAATGCTGCTAGTGATATCGCTACCTCACCAGGTAAGAATCTCAAGGCGCTCCCTCCTGGTTTAGATAAGAAAGTGGAGGAAGGATTAGAAGAGGTAGGAGAAGAAAAGATTGATGAGACAATGGAGTTCATCAAGAATGTTTTAGCGCCAAGTCTTACAACTATTGAAAAGAATCTTGAAGGAATACTTGAAACTTTATCTAAGCAACTGCAGTTAGAGAAGAAGCAAGCAACTAAAGCAGATAAAGATAAGCAGAAGACAAAGAGAACAGCAAGAGAGGCAGTACTAGAAGGGGAAGAAAGTAAGTCCTCTAAGATAAAAGGAATGGCTGAGAAGATAATGAAACCAGCAATGGGTATCTTTGATTTCATTAAGAACTTTGTTATACAAACTCTGATGGGTGGTGCTTTTGTATGGTTACTTAAATTCTTACAAGACCCTGCTGGCAACTTTGATAAGATGTGGAAAGGGTTGATCAATGGCATCATTGGTCTTCTCAATAGTCTTATCACATTGATATATGATAATGTCATAATGCCTATTAATCAGGCTCTCAATGCTATAAACACAGCTATTGGGGATATGGAGAAGCAAATTAATAATGCTCTTTCTATATTTGGTGGTGGTGGAATTCAACTTCCTAAAATACCACTGATTCCATTGATGCAAATCCAACCTATACCACTTGCTGGACAACCTCCCAATCAAGGTGGACCAGTAACTTTCACTGCACCAACTATGGATGGTGGTGGTAAGGTAGAAGGTGATACTGGAATACAAATAACAGGTGCTGGACCTGATACGCAACTTGTGGCACTCTCTCCTGGTGAAGTTGTGATGAGCAATAAGGCAGGAGATATGTATGGTAGAGATAATCTACTTGCTGCTAATGCTGCTGCTGGAGGAACCAACAGACCTAAGATGGGCAAGGTTCAGATGGCATCTGGTGGTGGTCAGATTATGGCTATGCAGAATGGAGGTCTGGTCACTCAATCTAGTTTACCAGCACTTCCGCCCACTGGGACTGGAGGTAAAAGTTTATCTGCAGCTCAACAATATGGTGCAAAAAGAAGTGGTGGTAGATTGCATGCTGGGCAAGATTTTGACGCACCACCCAATGGTATTTTTTACTCAAGAATTGGTGGTAAAGTAATCTATGCTAATAATGCTGGTGGTGGTTATGGCAATGTAGTTGATGTTTATAATAAAGAACTTGGTTTTACTGAGAGAGTTGCAGAGGGTGATACTAATTTAGTAAGAGCAGGTGCCACGATTAAACAGGGGACTCCTCTACAAAAAGGGACAAGACAAACAGGTGTATTTCATTATGAAATAAGAAAGGGAAGGGCTACAGATTCTGGTAGTTTTTCTGGAACTATTAATCCACTTCAATTTCTAAAAAAATTAGATGACAAAATTAAAAATATTGGCGCACCATCTGCATCTAATGGAGATGTAAATGTGGTGTTAGTTCCTGCAGAACAGGGTAAGGGTGGACAATCATTGTCTAACTCTGGTGCCAATCAATCAAAGGTTCCTGGATTCTCTGCTGTTGATGGAAATAACTTTGAGATGATGGTAGTTAAATCAATCTATAACATAGTAGGATAAGATATGGCTTTACCTCTACTATTAGGTGCAGCAAAAGGTCTGCTCTCAAATACTACAAAGAGCGTAGTAAAAAAGAAAGCAGCATCAACTGCAAAGGATTTTGTTACTGGCAAAGGTAAGGATAAGAAGAAAGGTGGATCTCTTATAAAGAAAGGATCATCTACAGAGTCTTCAACTAAAGCAAAAGTAAAACCAACTCAAAAATATGCAGGTGGTGTTTCTTCTTCAGGAGGACCATCAGGTGTACCTAAGGCAGAAGTATCTTCTGGTGGTAGTAATGTGAGTTATGAAAAATTAACTCAACAACTTGATAATATTATTGGACTTACTTCTTCTTTGGATAAGGCATTCAAAGGGCAATATGATCAAAAGAAAAAGGAATCTAAAAAGAAGGACAAGGAAGCACAAAAAGCAAAGAGAGAAGGTAGAGAAGCAACTTTAGAAGGTGGTAGTTCTAGGTCTGGTGCTATTGGCGGATCTATTCTTGGAGCAGCAAAGAAGTTTAATATTTTTAACTTCTTACTTAATACTTTGATGGGTGGTCTTGCTGTACTATTCTTAAAGAATTTTGAGTCAATCAAGAGTTTCTTTACTGAGTTTGGAGAAGCATTTAATAATAAGATGAATCTCCTTAGGTGGGGATTGATGGCACTTAACAAACCTATATCAGCAGCAACAAGAACTGTAGCAAAAGTATTCACACCGCTTCTTAAAAAAGTTGGTGGAGGTTTGAAGAAAGGAATTACTGGTATTGGAAAATTTGTTGGTAAGGGATTAAAGAAGTTGGGTTTAGGCATATTCAACTTTGCCAAGAAAATGCATCAAGCAGTGAAGACTGCTGCTACATCTGGAGCAAAAAGTGCAGCAAAAAGTGCATCAAAAAGTGCAGCAAAATCAGGAACAAGAGTTGCAACTAATTCTGCAACAAAGAGTGGATTGAGATCTGCTACTAACCCTTCTTTAGCAGCAATAAAGAAATTTGGAAAGTCTGGTGCTACAAGATTATCTAAATTCTCAAAAGGTATTAGAGGAATACCATTAGTTGGTTCACTTATTGCTATTGGTATTGATTTGGCAATGGGAGAGACACTTGATAGAGCAATTGTTGGTGCCATTGGTGGTTCTCTTGGATTCTCTATTGGTGCAGCAATTGGAACAGGTCTCATTCCTATTCCATTTCTTGGCACAGCAATTGGTGGTTTTGTAGGTGCAGGTCTAGGAGACTTCTTTGCTAAAAAACTTTACAGTAATTTTGCATCTAACTTAATAGGTCAAGGTCTGAGTCCTCTTGGTGATTCAGGGATAACAGAAGAGCAGATGAAACAAAAACTAAAAGAACAACAAGATGCAACTGCTGAGATAATGAAAGATGACCCTAGAATGAATCCTGATGCAGTGACTCAAGCAAATGGTACTGGTCCTATTGATATGGGTGCAGATGTTAATGCAAAATTAAAGAAGATGGCAGGGTATGCCATGCAAGCAGGATTTACCAAAGAACAAGCAAAAGTTATGGCAGCAATTGCCGGTGGTGAGTCTACTTTTGATAACACAGCACATAATAATGAAGGTAGAGATAACTCCTATGGTCTGTGGCAGATTAATATGCGGGGCCCATTGGGCCCGGAAAGGAGAAAGCAGTTTGGTATTTCATCTAACGAACAGTTGTTTGATCCGGTAACCAATGCTAAGGCAGCAAAGGCAATCTTTGACTCTGGCCAAGGATTTAATGCATGGGGTGCATATAAAGATGGTAATGCTGCCAAATATATGAACGCAGCAAAGTCACTTGATCTGAGTGGGACTACTTCTGCTCCACAAGTTACTCCTATCAATAAACCATTGACTGTTCCTATGGATCAGATACCAGGAGAAAATGCACCACAAGCAGAGATAGATGAATACTTTAGAAGATTAGATGCTGGAGAATTGACAGGCACTCAGGTTTCGCCTACAGTATCTCCTACAGCACAGTCTTCCTCTGTTGCATCAAGAGCATCTTATGAGGGTGGTGGATCTCAGACAGTGAGTGTTCCATATCCAGTAGGAGGGGGTCAAGAATCTCCTATGATGGGTGGTAGTTCTGGTGGTGTTACAGTGATGGGTGGGTCTACCAGATCTTTGGTAAATAGTTATTACAAATCCAAGTTGATGGGATTCCTATACAAGCAAGGTTAATGGCAAAACATAACTCAGCATCAGAACCCGCTAATATTCTACAGTTCTCTATCCAATCTAATGATGGAGAGACTGTAGATATGTCTGCTGCAGTAACAGAGTTCTCATACTATGAAAGTGTTTTGTCTAATCACGTTACAGCAACTGTTACTGTGGTGGAGACTGGTAATTCAAAGGGTGGTGCTATTGATGGTCTTTTAGATAACTTACCAATCAGAGGTGGAGAGAGAATTGATATCAAGATGGAAGATAATTATGATAATACTTTAAAATTTGGGGATGGTTTATATGTTAATAGGGTAAGAAATGCTATACCTGGAACACAAAAGGATGTTTACTTTCTTGATCTAACATCACGTGAATACTTTGCTAATGATCAGGTAAGAGTTGTGAAGAGATATAAGGAAGCACCTATCTCAACTCATGTATCTTCAATTCTTAAGGATGTTTTGCAAACAGATTCTAAACTTGATATAGATGCCACTAGTCTTAACTATAATTTCTTTGGTAATGATAGAAAACCATATTATGTTTGCACTTGGTTAGCATCTAAATCTGTTCCACAAGTATCAGCAAGTGGTGGAAGTGGTGGTAATACCTTAAATGGTGCAGCAGGTTACCTGTTTTATCAGACACGTGATGCTATTCATTTCAAGTCCATTGATGGTCTATTTAAGCAGAAATCTGAAAAAAAATATGCATTTAGTGATACTACAGGAGTTCCAGAAGGATATGATGCTAGTATTATAAACTATACTATTGATACTGATATTGATCTAGGACAAAATCTCACTCTTGGTACTTATAATAACAGAACTATTTTCTATGATCCTGTATCATTTAATTATAAAGTAACACAGTATGGTATTGAAAATCAGAAAGATAAGATCACAACTGCTGGTAAACAGAGTGAAGAGAGTGGTAACTTGGTAGCAAAGCAATTTACAGCATCTCCAACTAGACTATTGAGTGCTGTTAGAGATGTGGGTTATAATTCACCTGGAGATACAGCAGAAGAGCAACTTAAAGCATGGAAGGAAGACCCCACTAAAGCAAACTTTGATGCAGAAGGAACAATGGTTCAATCTATTATGAGATATAATCAGTTGTTTACTATCCAGACTAATGTTACAATTAAAGGAGACTTTAGTATTAAAGCAGGTGATGTGATAAGATGTGATTTCCCCCAGGTTAGAGGTAATACTGGTTCAGGTAAGGATATAAATAAGAAAACCAGTGGGGATTATCTAGTGGCACATGTTTGTCATAGAGTAACTCCATCAGATACATTTACAAGCCTTGGATTGATTAGAGACTCTTACGGTGTAAAGATTAAATAAATGATAGAACAAGGACTATTTCAAAATCATTTTGTAGGAAGAGACGGATTCCAGTGGTGGATTGGTCAGGTTGCTCCTGCTAAAGATTGGGAGATGAATCTCCCAGATACGAATGTGGGGGGAACTGGTAATGAAAAATATAAGGGTTATGGTGAGAGATATAAAGTTCGCATTATGGGATACCATACTGCTGAAAAAGATGAGTTACCTGATGAGGATTTGCCTTGGGCAACTCTTATGTATCCTGTCACCTCTGGTGGTGGAGGATCTTTTTCTCAGACATCTAATATAGTACAAGGAACTTTTGTCTATGGTTTCTTTTTAGACGGAGAAGAAGGTCAGCAACCTGTTATTATGGGTTGTATTGGACATAATGACTATCAGGAAGTGATGAAGAATGTTCCTTCTTCTGGGTTCATTCCTTTTAGAGGACTGCCACCTAATGTACCTGTTTCTGCAGGTGCAGCACCATTGACTCAAGGAAAATCTAGTACTGTCAATTCAAAAGAAGCAGGTTCAAAGATAAATGGTAAAGAGAAAACAGGTATTGAAGACGTAATAATATCACAGTTAGATGAAGATCAAGCAAAGGAGAATAATGCTGTACTAGCACAACCTAAAACTTGTGAACCTCTTCCTGTTAGTAAGATACAACAGTCCATTAGAAATCTTATTAGAGACGTAGAGACAGCAAAGAAAGGACTATACGATTTTGAAAAGGGTGCTCTTCAAGATCTGGCAGATAAAGAAGAATGGATCAATAAGAAACTTGAGATGTATGCTGAACAGATTGCAGGTGGTCTTAAGGTAATTTATGCTGAGATTGAAAAGTATGTAGAGAATAAGACAAATCAAGCACTTAAGTTTGCTTATGACCTTGCATTTCCCAATGAGAGATCTCTCGTAGAGAAAACATCAAGCACTATTCTTGATACTATTGCTTGCTTCTTTAGGAAGATAATGGGTCAATTGGTTCAATTGATGGTTAAGTTCCTTGGAGATGCTGTTGATAGAATCATCAATGTTTCTAAGTGTTTTGTTGATAACTTTATTGGTGGAATCTTTGGAGCCCTGGGTGGTATCATTGAAGGAATGTTTGCTGGTCTGTCTAGTATGATCTCTAGCGCTGTTGATATTGGTGAGGGCGCTCTTGATTTAGGTGGAGATGTATTAGGAATGATTGATCAACTTATTTCATTCCTGTCTTGTGATGATAGACCAGAGTGCTCAGAAATTAATGATTGGAATATCATTTCAGGTGGAAATCAAATTAGTAAAGGAGATTTGACTTCAATTACAGATAGAGCAAAAGACCTGTTCCAAGAGACTCAAAATTTAGGTTTGCAAGCACTTGACAACTTTGATATGGTCACTGACATTAATTTAGATCAACTGTTTAACTTGGGAGACGATTGCAATACCAGAGAGATACTATGTGGGGCACCTATCTTAGAGTTCTTTGGTAGTAATGGTACAGGAGCAGCTGGCAATCTAGTGATTGGTGCTGCTGGTGATGTCATTGGAGTTGATATGGTCAGCTTTGGTGTAGGATATAATGAAAGTGTTAGAGCAGAAGTTATTGATGGATGTGGTAAAGGCAATGGTACAGTATTAAGACCAGTCTTTGGTAGAATCCCTACTGATGGAACACCTATTGGTGGAACTGGAGGAGGAACTCCTGCACTAGCACCACCTAATATTGGTTTAGGTCCATTTAGTCCACAGAACTACCCTTTCCCTGCTAATGGTCCTACTTCTTTGTCTCCTGTCCCTCTTGGTCCTGTTGGTGGATCATCACCAATCTATGGTGTAGGTCCTACTGGATTTGGAAATGAACAACCTCCTGAGTGCTTGGACACAGAGTTTACAGTTACAAGATCTGCTGTTCTTTCTAATACATTTACTTTTAGATTAGTTGATGCTGATCCATCGTTTATTACTGGATGGGATTACACAGGTGATGATGTTAGTGGTGGAGAGAATGATGGGGGAACTAGTTACATTGAATGTGTTGTTCCTGGTAAAGATTATTTGGTCCAAGGATTTTTACCTGACGGAACTCCTTGTCCTAACCCATTAAGAATTGATGCTGGTGGATCTACTGTAAGATTGGATGATGCATTTAAAGCAAACGAAACTGTTGATGCAACAGGTGAGCAGGAGATTCCACCAGGAGGAATTTTCTTAAGAAATGGAAATAGTCTTGTCTATTTGGTAGGTGGAAATGATGTAGTTGAGATTGATTTCTCTTGGGAATGGGATGATAGGTCTGATATTGCAGGATATACCCGTTCTATAACAATAGCTACAGATGGTGCTCCCATAGTTTTAACAAGATCATCTGGGGATACAACTGGTCTTCAATTTGTTACAGGAACATTTAGAGCAGGCAACAGATATCCTGTAACCTTTAGTGGTGATTCTGATAGTTTTGGATTTGTTATTGAGGATAGTGGTCCACTTCCAACTCAAGTCCAACAGAGAATTAGATATGATGATGATTTTGGTAATGGATTTGATGAAAATGGTGTTTTAAATGCTCTTAATGCAAGACAATTATCTGAACCAGTGCCAGTAACTGCACAAGAAACAGAAACTAAGTGGGTATCTGATGGAGACTATCTTGACTTGGTTGTCACTGCAGGCGCAGGTAAGTTTAGGAATGTAAAAAATAACACTTGTTTGTATAGATTAGATCCAGTAGCACCATCTGATGGTCCTGGTGTTGCAGTTCCTATTCCATCTATTGGTACTCCAACTCTTCCTAACATTTTAGTACCTGCACCAGTGCCTACTGGTGATATTGGTATTGTTGATGTGATTGTGGTTCAGTCTGGTGGTGGTTTTATTTCTGGTCCTGATGGAAGTAAGGGTGGTGATGGTAGAACTTGGTCAGAACCTGGTGATACTATTGTAGTAAAATCAGATGGTAGAATTGAAACACCAATCCCAGCAGGTAATTATTTCTGTGTAGAGGCTGGAGACACAGTTGAACTTCCACCAGGAACATTTGTGGTTACTGAAACTAATGATGAACAAGGTGGTGGTGAACGTATTAATGGTGGATCACCTTATACTGTTAGTAAACCAGGGTGCTTTACTACACCCTATTTGGTAGAAGATGATGGAGCATTTGCTGATGATGCTGTTGCTTATTCTATTCTTCTTTATCTTTGTGACATTATTGTTGAGTCACCTGGATTTGGATATGAACCAAATGATCCTGTTATCATTACACCAGACAGGGGAGCAGAAGCAACTCTTAGAGTTGATAAGTTTGGTAGAGTCATTGGTGTCAATGTAATTAAATCTGGTGAAGGATTCAAAGAACTTCCTAGTATTACTATTGATTCAGACAATGGATATAATGCAGTACTTTTGCCAAAACATTGTATAGATAGGGAGATAGAATTTGAAGATCCTGAGAAGGTAGTTCAAGTCATAGATTGTGTAGGTAACTTTTAATGTCAGATCCAGTCAATCCTTATAGAATTAGATATGGCACAGTAGATGGAGAGATCAAATTTGGCCACATAACATCTGATAGGCAGATTGATGCTGTTCTTATCAGAAACTTTAAGAATTGGAAGCATTATATTGAGTTGTGTGCTACAGGGAAGGACCATAGAAAGAATGGAACAATCATCAGAGCACCTGGTTCATGTCAAATTAGAGCAGGTGACAATGTTGGTAAAGGTATTCCTGGTGTTTATGTTGAGGCAGTCAGTGGTGACCTGGTATTGAGAGCACCAAGTGGTAAGGTAAGAATTGAAGGTCTTGATGTTGAAATTACTGCTACTGGTGGATCTAATACTAGAGGTAATGTGAACGTCACAGCAACTGAAAAGATTATTCTTAATTCTGACCAGATGATAGATATTAATGCACCAGTTCAAGTGAAGATTGTATCAGAAAAAACTGTAGATGTCACTGGAAAAACTGTGCTAAATCTATATGGGGGTTTCATGTCTTGCGCTGACGCTGCAGCCACTGCAAAAACAAGTCTTGGTCCCAAGGGTGGATCTAGTCATGTAGAAAGAATTAAAGCAGAACTTTAGAGGAGAATTATGAACGCAACAGATGTAACAGCAGGAGGACAATTCCAATGTGGTGGAGGAAAGCCTGATATCTTAGGTCGTGGTCCCACAAAGGTCAGAGGATCTGCATATATCCAAGGTCCAGAGTTAGTTGGAGATCCTTCACAGTTTCCTGGTGCTGCTGGCAAAGGCAACCCATTTGAGATGGGGTCAGTGATGGTTGGTCAGACTGGTAATCCAGAGATGTTGCCACCACCATTTTATGCATTATTTGCTACAACATTTGCTAGAATAAAATCATTCTTGAAAGTTGATTTGCTCTTGACAGTTAAGGTAATTAAGAGTAAAGTAATATACACAGAAGTACTTATGGCAAAAGTTAAAAACTTTGCTATACCACACCCAACACTACCAAACACAAATTTAATTTATGCTTGTCTGGAAGGACCAGAAAATGCAGTCTATGTTAGAGGTGTTCTTAGAAATAATGATACTATAAAATTGCCAGATGTGTGGAGAGAGTTGGTAGATCCCAGAACAATTACAGTATCACTGACACCAGTTGGTTCTGAACAGGGTCTTGTACTGAAGAGAGCAACAAATAATGAAGTAGTTGTCCAGGCAAAACCTGGTATGCCAATTCACTGTCATTATCATGTGTTTGCAGAAAGAAAAGACGTAGAGAAACTAATAACAGAGGTTAATGTTTGATGTTAGATTTTACAAATTGGAAGGGTTTATTTACTTATCCAGAGGGAGGCAAAGAAGGATCATTGCCTTTTAAGTTTGAAAACTTTGGAACTTTTGCTGGTCCTCAGTACGCATCTGAGAATTATAACTATGAAACTGCTGCTCTAGAGGGGGCATGGCATACTACTGTTCCTGGTGACTATAGTTTTAAGAACCTTGACTTGGGTGTTTACCTTTTTAATAATCAGGCAAACTATGTGGGGTTTCATTGTGATGGTGTGTCCACAGCAATGATGACTCTTGAAGCATCATATGGCAATATTCCAGAGTTTAATGTACTTGCAACCACTACAAATGTTCTGGGTAATGTTAATGTTGTTGGCAATATTGTTTCAACAGGAAGTATTGTGGCAACTGGTGATATAGTTGCAAATAGTACATTTGTAATTAATGGAACTCTTGCTCTGACAGGAGTAGGTGACATGGCGTCATATGTGACAGAGACTAGGTCGATTGCTAGCTCTAAGAAAGGATTTGACATCCCACACCCTTCAAAAGAGGGTCATAGACTCAGATACATTTGTCTTGAAGGTCCTGATGCTGAGGTTTATGTAAGAGGTAAACTTAAAGGCAATAATATTATTGATCTTCCTGAAGTATGGAGGAGTTTGGTAGATCTAGAAACTGTTGGAGTTACTCTCACTCCTGTTGGGTTGTATCAAGAGTTATTTGTTGAATCAATTACGTGGGGCACTAGGATTACTATTAAAAATAATCTAGGTGGACCTATTAATTGTCACTACACAGTTTATGGTACTAGGAAGGATGGAGAAAGAAACATTCCAGAGTATGAGGGATTGACAATTAATGACTATCCAGGTGATAATAGTGAATATAATATCAATAGTCTTTGATGGCAATAACTCATAAGATATTTCCTTTAGTAATATATCAAGGAGAAGTCAGAGGACATAAAGAGTTTAAGGACAATAATCTTGAATCTTTAAGAGATTATTGGTTTAATGGATATAAAAATGAAAGTCCAGAGAACTCTGGAAGAATATTTGTGCATAAAAAATATTCATCACTCTTTAAATCAATTAAAAGAAATGTTGATGAGTATTTTGATATATTGAATGTTAATCATAAAAATCTTTCATATCATGTAGTCAAATCATGGGTTGGACTTCATGATAAAGAGACACCTGAACTTAATCCTCACAATCACAATGCATCAGACATAAGTTTTGTCTACTATTTGAAAAGTGATGATGCATCAGACAAATTCTGTGCTATACAGAAAGATAATCCTAATGAAGTAGTGGAGGGATTGTTTCAAACAGGTCAGGAAAATCTCATCAAAGGATTCAATAACTTTAACTGTAATTATTACACACTCACTCCTAAAGAAGGAACTATTATTATTTTTCCTAGTGGAATGTTGCATAAGACATTAAAGTTTACTGAAAGGATGGATGAAAGAATTGTGATAGCAGGTGACATTACAATCACCTTAAAGAATGATCTTCCATATCATCAAGCATCTACTCACCCATCTCAATGGTTGGAGATTTAGTCAATAAATATAAAAACAGGAGAAAAAGTATAAAATGTCTTTTGGAGTAACTACATACAGTAATGGCGCTCAAGGTATTTTGAAAGCTAATATTGAATCTTTGGACCAAAGTATAGCAGGTCAGAGTTCAAACAATACACGTGATATTCAGCAATATAGGTATGATTTGTTTCAATCATCTAGTGGCAAATTAGATCAGAAAATTCTTGATTCACTTGGACCCTCTAACACTAAAAAGGGTGAGGTCAACTCAATAGGTTCTATATCAAATTTTCTTTCTTGTCCAATATATTATCCATCTGAGAGTGATGCTGAAAATGCAGCTCAAAGTATATTTGGAACAGCAGCAGAAGCAGGATCTACTGGATTACTTTCTAATGTAACAACTTATTTTGCTGTTGGTGTTACTACAACTACTACTTTAAATCTCAGTGAAGGTGCAACAGTAACTGCAGGTGGTGTTAATTTTGGAATAAATGCATGGGATGCAACTATTACTGGTAGTGGAATATATGCAGTTAAGAATTGGGATAAGGGTGCTTCTGTTAGTGTGGGATCTACACTTATTGTAGGATCTACTTCTACTACTGTGACTTCTATTCAATATGTTGGTGTAGGTGAAATCTATCAAGATATGATTGCTGTTTCAGCATATCCAAACCTAGAACCACCTAATCCAGGTTCTAGTTCACCATTTACAGGATCTCAAACACAAACATTATCTGCAGGAAATTTAGGAAATGGTATAGGAAATACATCTTATCCCAATGGTATTATAGATGGAACTTTTGGTAATTTGGCAGATGTTCAAGGTGGTATTCCTAAGATAGGAGATGTTCTTGCTTTTGATACATCTTCTTGTTCTACACAGGCAGGAAATATTAGTGCATCTAGGGGTGAGATTGGTGGTTTAAGAGGTGAAATTCAATCTTCTACTAATTCTACTAATGTAATTAAAGATCTTAAGAAACAATATGCAGTCAATGTCTGGTCTCTAGACAAGAGTGTTGTTGATAATGATGCAAGAAAATCTCAATTGCAGTCTGCCATTGGCATTTTGGACACTCTATGATCTGTCCACTACTCATTGACACAGACAATTAAATGATCTATAGTATCAATGCAATCAACATAGAACTATGTCTGACTTCAACCCATCTGACTTTGCTATAAGTAATGAAAATGAAGATTACCTAACTAGGGTTGTGATTGATACCAATTCACGTAAGGTTTATCTTTACTCTAGTGAAGGTGATAGTAAGACTGTTGAATGTGAAACAGTAGATCAGTTTATGAGTGTACTTGAACTTATAAGGATTGTGATTGATGATGACATGGTAGCATACTGTGAACCAGTCACTATCTCCTGATGGAAATTGAACTTTTAGTTTCAAAAAGAGAGTAAAATTATCCCAGCAATTTTTTTGCCCCTATTAGTTTTTATGAACAAGTATTCTTCTGATTTCTATAAAGAAATTTTAATCTGTTACAACTATGAGAAAAGAAACACGTCAGTCTATGGAAATGCTATTTGCAGCGAAGTGGAATTTGCCCAAAGCAGCAAAGAATGCCAATTTGACACACAAAGAGATGAAAATTACATTCAATGAGTACTGTGTTCTTCATCCAGCAAATTGGACTGACGAAGATTGATTAAATAGATTAAAGTAATGCTCACATGAAGGATTATATCTGTATCATAACATGGGACCCTATGTTTGAATGTATACGTTATCATTGGGTTCACAAGTCAGAAAAAGATCCTGTGGCATTCGTAAATAATCTTAACCCAGAAGAGGTGTATCTTTGAAACAACTCTTTGTGGTGGAAACTGGTGACAACTCCTGCGTTACACATGATGGATATATTCAGATTGGTATCTTCAGTCATTCTGTAGAGAAGCATCTTGAGATGAATCCTTTGATTGATTGGCAAGTAACTTATTGGATGCCTGATCCATTTTGTATCAGATACAAGAGAATTAACTACCAGCATACAATGAAGGCGAATGAAGGTTCTCCTAAAACTGATAATGCTGGTGATAGTCGTCCTAGAGACTTCCCAGACCAAGCAACAAATAGACTGGAGAGAACCTTATGAAAATTAATCTCTGGTACAGCAAATCAATGGAACAGTGGCGTTGGACACTGGTAGAAGAATGGAGAAATGGAGAAGTCCATACTGAGCAACATTCTGGTCAGCAACCAGAACTTCGTATTGCAATGAATGATGTAGCAAATACAGTAGAATATATACTTGACACCCAAAAAAAATAATATTATGATAATTTGGTGTGAAGGAAGTCGTTAATTAACAACCCCCTAACTTGGGGGGTTTTTTTGTGGATAAATATATCATAATAGATATCGTATGCGAGAAAGATGCCGCTATCAAGACTTGATAACTTCCTCAAGAATGTACGTGGAAATATTCTGTATGTAAGTCCCAATGACCTAGATTCTACTGATGATATTGATAATCAGGGAAACTCATTAGGGCGTCCATTTAAGACAATCCAAAGAGCACTCATTGAGGCATCAAGATTTTCTTATCAAAAGGGTCTTGATAATGATAGATTTGGTAAGACTACCATTGTATTATATCCTGGTGATCATGTTGTTGACAACAGACCTGGGTGGATTCCACTTACTGGACCAGTTTATAGATTGAGAGATGGAAGTACCTCTAATGAATTTCCTCCATTTAATACTTTATCTAACTTTGATGTAGATTCTCCAACAAATCAACTATACAAATTAAATAGTGTTCATGGTGGTGTAATTATTCCACGTGGTGTGTCCATTGTGGGTATGGATCTACGTAAAACTAAGATTCGTCCTAAGTATGTTCCAAATCCTGAAAATAGCAATATTGAAAGAACTGCTATTTTTAGAGTAACTGGTGGTTCTTACTTTTGGCAGTTTACTATTTTTGATGGAAATCCAAATGGAAAGGTATATAAAGATTATTCAACAGCAGAATTTGTACCTAACTTCTCTCATCATAAAGTAACTGCTTTTGAATATGCAGATGGAGTTAATGATGTATACATTAATGACGCCTTTATTTCTAATACACAATATTCAAGAACTGATCTTGAGATGTATTATGAGAAAGTAGGACTTGCTTATGGACCTGCTTCTGGTAGAGCAATTGAACCAGATTATCCTTCATCTGGTCTTGATATTGAAGCAAAAATTGATGAGTATCGTATTGTTGGTCCTCAGGGTGGTGCAGTTGGTATTACTAGCATCAGAGCAGGTGATGGAGTCACAGCAACTACAAGTATTACTGTTGAATTAGAATCGCCTGGATTAGAAGGTTTAAATGTAGATACAGCATTCCAGATTAATGATTGTATTGATCCAGCATATAATGGTTCATTCCTTGTAGATAGTGTACTAACTAGAGATTCTTCTACTGGGAGAACCACCAAGTTTGTCTATAATGTAGGAAATGCTCCTACAGATGCTCTAGAGACTCCAGCATCTGCAAGTGTTGAATTGGATAATGATACCGTAACATCAGCATCACCTTACATATTTAACATCTCATTGAGATCTGTTTACGGTATGTGTGGTATGCATGCTGATGGATCTAAGGCAACTGGATTCAAATCTATGGTTGTTGCTCAGTTTACTGGAGTATCACTGCAGAAAGATGATAATGCATTCCTGAAATATGATAAGACAACAGGCACATTCCTGTATGCTAATAATGTTTCTAATATCCACAGTGATCCAGATGCAAAATATAGACCAGAATACACTAACTTCCATATTAAAGCATCAAATAATGCTATTTGTCAGTTAGTATCTATTTTTGCTATTGGTTATTCGCAGCAGTTTATTACTGAAAGTGGTGGTGACTTTTCAGTTACTAACTCTAACTCTAACTTTGGAGAAATTGCTCTTAATTCAATTGGATTCAGAGAACAGGCGTTTTTGCAGGATGACGTTGGATATATTACACATATAATTCCTCCTCAAGAGATTCAAAGCTCTGATTTCAACCTTGAATATGATGCAATTGATGTGACCAATACTATTGGTATTTCATCTACAAATAGACTATATCTTTACAATAAAGTCAATGAATCAGTTCCTCCAAAAGGAGTTCTTCAAGGTCACAGAATTGGCGCAAAGATAAATGATACTTTGAATGTTGGTATCACTAGTGATGGAACTCTGAAGACAAAGAGTGCTCGTATTGTGATGCAAGGTACTGAGAACACCACTAATCAGGTAACCTCAGTAAAGGCAAATATTGTTGGCAGAACTTCTAGTGGAATCAACAGTATCACAGCAAATGTAATTACTCTTGTTAAAAATCATCAGTTATTAAATGGTGAATCTATCAGATTTATTTCTGACACATCAAGATTGCCTGATGGTCTGATTAATAATAAGGTATATTATGCTGTAACTGATGGATTGAATGCCAATCAACTTAAAGTTGCATCTTCATTCAGTGAGGCATCAACAGGTCAATCAATCCCCATCAATAATAAGGGTGGAACAATCAAGATTGAAAGTAGAGTTAGTGATAAGATTCCTGGTGGGGTAGGACACCCTATTCAGTTTGATACTAGTAATAATCAATGGTATATCAATGTAGGAACTGGATCCACAGATAATGATATCTACTCTACATTAGTTGGTGTTGGAGTAAGCATATTAGGAACAGCAACATCCAGATCTTATATTGTGAGAAGGTCTGATGATAGGTCATTAAGTGATAAGATCTACAAACTCAGATATGTTATTCCGTCTGGTGTTGGTATTACATCAGCAAGACCACCTAGAACTTCATTTGTTCTTCAAGAATCTAATGATGTAACAGGTTCTACAAATACTGAGGTTGCGCTTCAATACAATCCAAACTCAGTGACTATGAGCAATTCTGCTCAGATGAGAAACTTTAGATATATTTCTAATGCAGAATATTCTGGTGGCAACCTTAATTTTACAACTGAGATTCCACATGGTCTTAAGTCTGGGTCAAAAGTTAAGATTAATAATGTAACATGTACAGTTAATACTGTTGGACTAGCTAATTCTGGTTATAATGGTACATATACTGTAGTTAATGTATCAAATTCTAATAAGTTTGCTGTAACTTCACCTCCTACCAATCCAGGAACATTTACTAACAACACTTCACAGAGAACTACTTCACTGCCTAGTTATCAAAAAGTCCAGGCAGTAAATAACTACTTTGTTTATGATATAGACACAGTAAGAGAATATCAAAATGGTACTCAAGATGGTGTTTACTATCTAACTATTATTGATGCAAGCAATACACCAGATATTGCACCATTCAATGATTCAGAAAAATATTCATTCCCACAATCAGTTAAAGATCTCTATCCTCAGTATGATAGGGACAATCCTTCCTCTGATCCAAAATCTGCAATTTCATATGCTTCTGCTGATACCTTAGGTTTGGTTGATGTTGATGATGTTAAGAATAGTCTCACAAAGACTGCTGTTGATAATATAGGGAATGATCTTGCTGTTGGTGTTGCTATCACAGACATCAGATCTAATAGTGCTGGAACTGCACATACAATTTATACCAGTGTTGAGCATGGTCTAAACAGAATTGTCTCACTTCAAATTGTAAATGGTGGATCTGGATATGGTAATGGAACAGGTGCTGTAGAGAGTTTCTATAATGCTTCATTTACTGGTGCTGGTGTTACAGGAAGGCAGGCAACTAGTAGAATTACAGTAAATGGTTCAGGAACTATTACTGATATTGAGATGATGGATCCTGGATCTAACTATCAGGTTGGAGACAACCTGACTGTTGTTGGTGTTGCAGTAACAACTGGACATGTTGCTGCTTCTGTTGCTGTCACATCAATCTATAATAACATTGGAGACACATTTAGAATTAGTGGTATTACCTCTTTCGCATATGAAGGATATAATCAACTATACACTATCAGTGGTTTTTCATCTACAACAGAGATTAATGTAAAGTCTTTAAATCCTGTTGAGTCATCTTCATCAAATGGAGTTGGTTTTGATAATACAACTAATGCTTCACTTAGATTGACAGGACCAACTATTGATGTTTCTACACTTTCTTATGATAATGTAACTGGTTTAGCCACAGTTACCACATCCACTAATCATGGATTCGGAGCAAGTAGTGCAGTCACATTATCTGGTGCTACCAATGGTCTATACAATGGCAATTTCTCTGTAAGCAGAGTTGTAAGTCTAACTTCATTCATTGCTAATATTGGAATTTCAACCAATAATCCTGCCACAACAGGTTCAATTAAGGCACATAATTCTGGACAGACAGCACAACCTGGTCTCATTTCAATATATGATGAGAACTTTGGTGGTAGAGTTCTGAATATCTATGATGGAATTACTGCACAACTTTTAGCACAGGTTCCCAATACATCTGTTGATGAAATTTCCATTGATAATTTCACAGCATATGACTTTAAGATTGGAGATTATCTGAAAATTGATGATGAGATTGTAAGAATCAAGACTACTGTTTCTTCTAACCCAATCAAAGTATTCAGAGGTCTGTTTGGAACACAACCATCAATTCATGCATTGGGGTCTATTGTTAGGAGAGTTAAGATTAGTCCTCTTGAACTCAGAAGACCATCTATTATGCGCGCCTCTGGGCATACATTTGAATATGTTGGTTATGGACCTGGCAACTATTCTACTGCTCTTCCTGAGAAACAAGCAAGACAGTTAACTATTAAAGAGCAACTTGTTTCTCAATCATTTAATAGTTCTGGTGGAGTTACAGTATTCACTGGTATGAATGATAGAGGTGACTTCTTTGTTGGTAACAGGAAGATTACATCTAGCACTGGTAAGGAAGAGGTGTTTGATACACCAATTCCTACTGTTACAGGTGAAGATGTATTTTCCCTTGGACCTGACACTGGAACAGATATCATCAATCCTTCTGATATTACTGTCTCTAGAACTCTTAAAGTTGAAGGTGGTGGGCTTGGCGATCTCCTTTCACAGTTTGATGGACCTACACTTTTTTCCAAAAAACTTACATCAACATCACCTGATGGTATTGAAGCAAATACCTTATTTTTGCAAGGCAATGCTCCTGTTTCTAGGAAACTTACAGTTTCAACATCAAAACCAACATTAGCAGGAACACCTGGTGACATTGCTCTGTATTCTGATGTTGATACTGCTGAGATTACTAATGTTGGTTGGGTATTCACTAAGCAGGGAACCTGGAATCAATTTGGTGCTGTCAGTGTAGATAGTGGTTCTAATGTACCTACATTTGATGGTGTAGGAATTGGAACCACAACACCTGGAGAATGTACCTTAAAGGTTGGTTCTGGTTCTTCAATGTTCTGTGTAGATGGAGACGGCGTTGGTATTGGAACTACTGCTAATGGTGTTAAACTCAGAGTTCATGGAACAATTTTCTCTGATGCATATGCTGGTGATGGATCACAATTAATTAATCTTGCCAATGATAGCCTCTTTGAAGCAGTTGGTACTGGTGGAACAGGTATTACACCACTTGGAAATCTGAATGTTGGTATTGGAACAACAATTCCATCAGGTGAATTTGCATTACAAGTTGGAAGTCCAGGTATTGCTGGTACTAATCTATATGTCGCTAATGCATCTAGATTTATTGGAACTGCTGATTTTGGTGATGTGGTCATTAGTGGCAAATTCACTTCTACTGACTACAACTTGAACTCCACATCAGGGTCAATAGTTGCTGGCATTATTACTGCAACTTCAATGGATGTAGGAGTTGGTTCTACAATCTTTACTATTACTTCAAATGGTGTAGGCATTGGATCTGCAATCCCACAAGCATCTCTTGATGTTGTATCACCCACAAGACTTCAGTCATATTATGAGTTTGCAGAGACAGTCGTAAGTTCTAGTGGTGCAGCAACTCTTGACCTTTCTAAGGGACAAACATTCTTAAATACCACAACTGAGAATATTAGTAAGTTTATTCTTTCAAATCCTATTCCCAACTCAAGTTCTTCATTCTCACTTAGAATTACACAGGGAGCAATAGCAAGAACAGTTGCTATTGATGTATTTGAGACTTCAAGTGGTGTATCAATCCCAGTCTATTGGTCAGGTGGTGTTGCACCAATAGTGACACCATCTGCAAATAAGACAGACATATATTCATTCATCACATTTGATGGTGGTGCTTCATTGTATGGCGTAACAGGAGGACAGAACTTCTCATGAGTCCATTATCTTTTAATTTAAATAGGTCCATTCCAACAAATCTAAAGTTGAATGGGCCTGCAATAAGTTACTTAACTCAACCATCAACTACTACGTCTAGTTCACTAGGCATTGCTACATTTACTGGAATTGTTACTGCTACTTATCCAGCAGGTCAAGGAGACATTGTTGAAGGTAGTTTTGATTTTCATTGGTATCTTAACGATGTCGAACTTTTTAATTCTGCTAATATCAATATTTTTAGTACGGATAATGTATCTACATGTACATTCTTAAGTGCTGAAAGATCTGATAATGGAAAGATAGTACATGTTGTTGCTGATTATATTCCTGCAACAAACGAGGCAAATGCTTATAATGATAATTTAAGTTCAGACAAATCCGCCATTTTAGTAAATCGATTTATTGAAATTGCTACTCAACCTGTGAGCACAACAATTGCTAGAGGTAGTTTTGGAACTTATACAGTAGATGCTAATCCTAAGGATCAATTAACATACCAATGGTACGTCAATGGTGAAGCAGTAACTGATGGTCTTAAATCTTCTGGATATACATTTAGTGGGTCTAAAACTAGCGATCTTACAATTGATGTTGGATCTCAAGTTGTATTTCCTAGTGGTGCAATTTGTATTAGTGTAATTGATGAGTGTTCTAGAACACCAGAAACTATTCAGAATAGTTGGAATACCTTTAAAGAGAATCATCCAACTAGATCTTTCTGGTTACTACAACCAACTGGATATGAACCAGATAGATTGAAGATTCCAAATAATTACTATAGCGATCCTCTTGCAAATTCTCCAATCACAGTAAACAGAGATGACGGCGTTGCCACTAATACTAGTGATTGGTTTGAACTTTGTCAACTTAATACAGTTGCTTCTGGAACCAATATTTCTATATCTATTGATAACTCTGGCAGTACGACAACTGCTGAAGTCCAAGCATCTTTTGATTTGTTTAAAACAAAGTGTAGTGATGCAGGATTGATTGTCAAACTCGTTGATATGGGGTCAGAGGAAAACTGGGTAGCACCTCATGATGTAGCACTTAATGAAAACCTTATTCCAGCACAACAAAATGTTTATGTTGAATTGTCACACCCTGCTTGTTACAATGCTCCATTAAATAGTGATACAGTTAAGCTTAATCTTACAGAACCAAGAACAATAGTAAATTTTGAAGGATATAAAACAAACCAATCTGCTTTTTATAAATCAATAGGCAAAATTCTTAATTCAGAAATATCGACAGACTCAATTTCAATTACTAAAGATTCTTTTGGATCTGACTACGACTTAATTCAATTCTACTCTCCAGAAAAAGATATTCCTGTTCTAGTTAGAATGTATGGAGGTAATGGTGGCAATAATGCTTCAAATGTAGGAGGAAAAGGTGGATATTCTGCATTGAGATTTATCATGAGAAAAAATGAAGAATATACCATTCTTGGTATATCAAATAGTTCTGCATTATATCTTTATGAAAAAGCACAATTGATAGCAGTTGTGGGTCAGGGTGGTCAGGCTGGTATTAATGGTAATGGTGGTAATGGTGGTGGGACTATATCTCCAGGAAATTCTGGCATACATGCCACACTTGGAGATATTGCTGGTGGTGGTAATGCAGCAGGTCAACCAGGATTTACTGATTTATCTCTTAATGGTATTTTTGGATCCCTTTATCAAGAGAGCAATGTAAATACCCAAAATGGAGACACTGTTGCATCTGGCACACAAGGAGGCAAAACTATCACCTGTACAAAAGGTAGTCATTTTATAAATCAAGGATTTGCACCTTGTGCTGATATCAATAGTTCTGCTTCTCCATCTAGACTCACACATGCTGACGGAACTCTTATGACACAAGGTTCAAATCTCATCAGAGGTTATAAGGCAGGATACAATATTGTTGAAACTGAAGGTCTATCACCTAATGGTGGTATTGGAGGAAGAGGCGCTGAAGGAGGTAGTGGTGGAACTCAAGGGTCTGGTGGTGGAGGAGGTTCTGGTTGGTTTAGAAAAGGAACTGTATCTGTATCAGAAAGTCAAGTTGGCGGCAATGATGGCGAAGATTCTAAGATTACTATATTTTCTGTTGCTGGAAATAACATACCATTCCATGCAAATGCCCTAGTTGATGATACATTTAGTGGAGCTACAGGAACTGGTACTAGAATAGGTTTGACAAATGGAGATGCGCAGGGGCATTCAAATGGATTTAGGTATAGTGCAATAGGTGGCGACTATTATATGGAAGTCAGACTTACTACAACTACCTGGAATTGTAGTCATGGATTCATAGGACCTGTTGCCGGTGCTGCTTGGAGAGATCTTGGTTGGACTAGCAAATCTGGTGCAAGAATGATGTATTATCTCTGTAATAATTTCTCATATGGAGAACAGTCAGGATCATCAATTATATATTATTCAGAAGGCCATCAGCGCTCTGGTGCATTTGATGAGGGGAACATTATGGGATTTGCTATGAATTCATCTGCTGGTGCTGTTAATGTTTATCATCAAGGAGAACTTCTTGCTACTATAAGTAATCCAAAAGCTGTAAATGCAGGATTGAATGTAGCAGTTTCTGATTGGTATTATGGTCAAAAACTTGGGTGTGAGTCTTTATCACAACCATCACCATATAGCATATTCTATCAATTGCCTTCTGAAGGACTCTGATTGGTTAACTGCGGTTTTAAGTTGTCTAAATAATAAAAACTGAGGGGATAGTGAACCTCTGAGAACTTATGGCTGTAAACAAGAATTTTGTAGTCAAGAACGGAATAGAGATTGCTGTAAATTTAATTTATGGTGATACTGACCTACAGAAAGTTGGCATTGGTTCCACTACTCCACGCAGTTTGCTAGATGTCCATGGGGACTTTATAGCAGAAAAAGGTGCTTACATCACAGGCATTGCTACTGCTGTTGATGAACTAAATGTTGGACTAGGCGGCACTGCACTTACTGTTCTTAACTCTAATGGATTTAGTGGTTTTAATATCACAGATCCAGTATACAATGTAGATGTTAGGAGAAGAGCAGGAGCTGGAGATACAGCAGCATACTTCCATGGTCAAGTCAATGTAAATGGGACCCTGGTTCCAAATAACCTTAGAGTTGCTGGATTATCCACTCTCTCTAATGTGAATATTGATGATGGCGAAGTTGAAATTGCTAAATTAGAAGTAACTGGTATTTCCACATTTGCTGATATTGAATATGATGAAGCAACAGGAAGGAATATCAACATCACTGGTGTTGGCACAATTTCCAACTTCAATGCAACAAATGCCTATGTGTCTGGCATTACAACACTTGGAACAGTTGAAGTTTCAAATGGTCAGATTCAAGCAACTACTGGAATTGTAACTTATATTGGTGATGGATCACAACTTGTAGATCTACCAGTAGCAACAATTGGTCTAGGATCTGAGGGCCAGTTCATTGGTGCTGGTGTTACTCAAATTAACTTTAACTCAACTAGTGGATCTGCAATTGCTGTTAATGCTGCAACAGCAGGCATTGCAACAGTTACTCTTACCCCAGGAGTATCAATTGGTCTTGCAATTGCTCTTGGATCTTGATACATATCTCTAACACATAAGGAAAAATGGCAGAAGTCTTTACAAACGCACTAAAAAAGTCAGCTGGTATTGTAACAACCAGTAGTGCTGCAACCATTGGCGCTAATGCAACTACTATTACTGGCATTTCTACTATTGGTGTCAATGTTGGCGATATAGTAGATAATCAACATTTTAGAGGTAGTTGTAAGGTTACTTCTATCAACAGTCCTACACAAGTGACAGTTGATAGCACATCTACTAACACAGCAAATGCTGCAGTACAGACTGTAAGATTCTTAGGACCTACTACTGCATATTCCTCACCATCAGGCACTAAGTCCATTTTAATTGGTGGAACTTTTTCTAATCTTACTAATAGTAGTGTTAATATTATTATAGAGGTAAGTTCAGGATCTACAGCAACAAGTATTGCTAATGGAATTCCTGTACCATATGGAAGTTCGTTTGTTATTAGTGATGCAGGAAAGACAATTCTTCTTCCTAATGATGTAATTAAAATTTATTGTGATACTGAAAATGCTATTGATGCAACACTAGGTATTCTTCAAGGAGTTAACTAATGGCAGATAGAAGCGGTTATATAGGAAGAGCACCAAGTGACTCATCAATCACTATAGCAAGACAGACTTTTAGACCTACTGGCATTCAGACGTCATTTGTCTTTACTTCAGCGTATACACCAAATCACTTGGATGTATATATTAATGGAAGTAGATTGATTGATATTAGTGATTATAGTGCAACTGATGGAAAAACTATCAGTTTAATTGTACCTGCTACTTCTGGCGATATTATTGAATGTGTAGCATATAAGGCATTTAACGTAGCATCTAATAACATATATAATGCTCCTTTTGATTTTACAGTAGGTCAAAATCTTACAGTAGGTGGTTATATATCTGCTGGTGGTTCTATTACAGGCGCTGAATTTTATGGAGATGGTTCTAATCTTGAAGGTGTAGCAAGTGCAGGACTAGGTACTGCTCTATCTGATATTGCACCACTTGATGTAATTTATTACACAAATAATATATTAAGTATTGGAGCAACCATAACAATTGATCCTCCTGCAACTACAAATGTAGCATATACACAATATGCAGACATTGCTATTGAACAAGATTGTGATCTGATTATTGAAGATGGTGATGACTTCATTCCTGATATTTTAGGATTATCAACAGCAGGTGCAACACCACTTTCAGGAGCTGGTGGTAGAGTAAGAGCAGATAATTTTACTAATAAGGCAGGAAATGGGGCACCTAATTTTCCTTCTGGACTAACAGGCACCACAGGAACATTTAGTGGTGCTATATCTGGTACTACAGGAACATTTAGTGGCAATGTTTCTGTTGGTGGTACATTAAC